ACGTGGGGACCGGATCACCGGCGTTGATCGCCGCCTGCACCGCTGTGCCTTCGTCACTTCGGTTAGCAACGGCCACGGCGATCACCTTGTCGAGAAACACGCGACCGTTCTCGCGGCGGGCGTTCTCATTCCACGCGCCGATATAGCCAATGTTGATGCCCTCGGGGTCTTTGGCCGAGACGAAGTTGTTGCCGATCATCGGATGCCCGTGCGGGGCCGGTGTTCGGTTGAGGCTGCGGAAACTGGTCTCGATTTCATCCGCTGGATAGAGGATGCCGTTCATCACGATATTGTCAGGCATCGTGGCGCTCGGAACAATAATCACCTCACGCCCGTTGCGCGTCTCATTCCGTGCAGCCTTTGTGTTGGCCAACGAGCGAACGTTGACCCTGACTTGCTTGGGCATTGGAATGCCTCCTATTCGTCTTGGAACATTTCGCTGTCGGCCAGTGCGCGGTGCCCGGTTGCGGCCCGGATTTCCTCGGGCAGGTAGACAAGTTCACCGCCCGAAGCGGCGTTCTTCTGGTTAATGCCCGCCATCTTGTCGGCCCGCTCGACCTTTTCTGACATGCTGCTTTCGGTCAGGTCGTCCCACTCCAAGCGCCAGTCGCGCTCGGGCAGAATGCCGAACCTCTCAAGCCGGTTGGCAAACTCCATGATATTCGGAATCACGAAATCAGAGCGCCGCGCCATGCAAGTTTCGGCCCATTCGTCAGCATCCTCTTTGCTGGCGCGCTCGCCGGTCTGCATACCCACCAGAACCTTAACCGGGATACCCATACTCGCCGCGAAATTCTCCAGCGGACCGAGCCGAAAATGCTCTGGAATTGGCAATGTGATGCCGAGGGTCTTTGCCTCGATGCCTTGCAACATCAGCAGCTTGTCGAAACCCTTTTGCCAGTCCTCGACACGATCATTCATCGCATCGACCAGCTCAGACGATTGCACGCCCATAGCCTGCGCCATCTGCTCTAGCTTGGCCTCTTGGTTGACCTCAAGGACCGGCGCGCTCTTGGCATTTTTCCAAAAGCCCTCCCCGCCTGCGCCGCCGACCTTTTCCAGCGTCATGAGATCGTTGAAGCCCGGCTCAAGCGCCGACCGGCAATGCACCGTGCCATCCTCGGACCAGACGATGACGCGATCCGGGTGGACCTCATGCGCACGGTTGCGGCCCTGTGCATCCGGCCCCTCGATCACCGCAGCCTCGTTGAACGAAAACATAAGCGGCTGCCCGTAGGTCTCTGACATTTCGTCAGTGTCCCATTCGGAGACGCGCAACTGCGCCTCCCACGCCGGGATGATCTCGACCAGACCGTCAAGCCCGCCGGGCACACGGTCAACCGGCTCCGCGAACCGCTTGCCATCCGCAAAGCGCAAGATCAGCGCCGAGTAGCGCCCCACCATGCCGCGACGGTCAGCCTCCGCCATTCGCTGCCAGACGCGCAACTTTTGAAACCGACGGCGAATGTCCTCTTCGACTGCGGTCTCGTCCTCGCCCTCCTTGACCTCACGCAGAAAGGGCTGCGATTGCCACGTCTTGCGCACCGTCTTGCGCACTGCGGCCGCACCCAAACCGTTGCGGGTGTACATGGCATAGAGCTGCTCAAACGTCAGGTGTTCTGGCCAGCCGAAGTCGCTGTAGTGATTGTGCTTGGCACCCGTGAAGTAGCCGGGAAAGATCGTTTCCAGACGGCGAACGGCATTCGCGATCATGTCTTTTGGCATTGCGTTCATGCGCGCCTCTTTCTGACAAACATCTGGGCCTTGACCTCATCGCCCATCATCAACTCAGTCAGCGCCCAAACCAGCGCATCGGCCCGGTCTGGTGATCCTTCGCCGATGTAGCCCTCGGGGCCAATCATGCAGCACTGGTCCTCTACGTCGGGCAGCGCGCCAACATGAGACACGCGCCCTTGCTCGTAGAGAGCCGCAACAGGCTCAGCCCGCGCCACCTTGCCGCGCGATGCGACAACTTCCTTGTAACTTGCCGACTTGTCCACGGTGCGGATGACGTGTTCTACCATTGCCCCGCCATAGTTGCGCTCCGCCACGATGCGGTCCGCGCCGAATTCATGATACGCCGCGACGGCCCGCTTACCCCAGCCATCCGGCGATAGCTTGCAAGAGCGATCCGCCAGCACATACCCCCGGCCATCTACACCAAGGCCAGCAACAACAATCCCGATGCTGTCGCCTTGATCGCTGTCTCCTGCTGTCCCGCTCGGGTCTACCGCGACCACGATCCGCTGCATGTCGGGCGCAGCCTTGACCCGGTGTTCATCGAACCATGCGCGGAGCCATAGAGCCCCCGGAAGATCATCTAGGATTTCCGCGAACAACTCTTGCCTGCCGAGCCGAGTGCCGCCATACCTCTCACGAAGCGCGGCCAACGCTGACGGCGCAAGGTTCGCGGCATTATCGAACGTGCTGCCCCGCGTGATCTGCGTTCGCTCATCCTTCGCCAGCTTGCGAATGATCGGCGTCGGGCGCGGCGTCGTCGTCACGATCACCCGAGGATCATCCCCGAGACGCAGGCCGAACATGAGTTGATCCCACGCCTCGGTGTACTGCCACGCGGCCAGCTCATCGCAGTAGGCGCGGTGGAACTGCGGGCCGCGCAGGCGATCCGGCTTTTCCGCCGAGAAGCCGCGAATGAGCGCGCCGTTGGTGAGGCGCAATTCCTGATTTGTGCGGTTGTAATCCGCGATGATTTCCGGCGGCGTGCATGCTATCAATCCCGATACGCCCTCAAACATGGTGCCCCGCACGTCGTTATGCGTCGGCGCGATGACTGCGATCTGGTGGCCGGGATTGCAGGCCCCATACCACCATGCGTCCTCAGCGGCGAGGCGTGTCTTGCCAAAGCCCCGACCAGCCAAGAGCAGCCACGATTTCCAGTCACCCGCCGGAGCTATCTGCGTAGGTCTCGCCGTCGCCAACCATTTCGCCCGAGCCATCGCCACCGGAGAGCTTGCCAGCGATTGCATCAAGCGCGGCTCTAAGATCATCAGATACCCCTTGCGGCGTCATCGTGCCGTCGCTGGACTGATGATCCTGCTTGTCGGCAAGCCCCAAGTCGCGGGCAATGATGTTGGGATTAAGCAAGTCGGCAGCCGCCCCGGTGAATTTTTGTTCATAGATCACTGCCTCGGCCCTCGCGATGACGCCCGATAAATCGGGGCGCGCAGTCCGCCACTCGTCCCATGTCGAGCGGGACACATCAAGGAACATGCACAGCCCAGTGATCGTCATGGCGCGCATCTTGGCGACGGGCTCATGTGTCGCCATTCCTTGGAACGTGACCAGCTTATCCTCGAATAACGGATTGCTTTCCACCCACTCGAAATACTCGACGCAGGCGGCCCAAAGCTGATCCGGGTCTTTGAATTTCGGCTTGGGACCTGCGCTGCTGCGGGCCTCCCACAAGCGATTGCCCTTAGCAAAGCGCCCCGATTCATCGCGGTCGCTCATGTCCTCAATCCTCTTTCAAAAAATCATCCCTCAATGCAGATAGCACATACCATGTGCCGCGCTGTCCAGCTCGTCCTGCATCGCGTCGATCAAGCGCTGTACCTGTTCATCCGTCATGTTGGTGGCAACAATGATTTCGTCGCCGTCCATGCCCGCGCTGAAGAATGTTTCTTCGTCGTCGTGTTCGCTAGGGATTTCGACGGGCTGGTGCATGTCGCCTCCACGAAAAAGCGCCCGAGCCGGTGGTGCTGGGCGCTGGACGCACGTCTTCACGAACACCCATACCATTTTTCAAAACGTTTCGTCAACACCCTGCAATCACGTTTAGCCCATCGCGCAGCACCGCAATTTTGGCGGGTCGCTCGTCTTGAAGGCACACCCGTAGAACCTCGCGGCGCTGACGGATTGTCATGGCGCGCTCTATAGCGCGGTATTCCTCGATGATATCCGGGTCGCCGTCACCGTCGTCGTAACCGGGTACGCTCCCGTCAATGCATGACTTGTACCCTGATATGTCGGGCAACTCGGCTTCGTACCTGGCGCGTATCTCCTGCCACGTGCGGGCGGCTTGTTCCTGCCCTTTGGTGATAGCACCTTCGAGGTAGAGATACGCCACCATGTCGGCGCACAGATCCGTGACGGCTATTTCGTCTTTGCCCATGCCGTGCGGCTTTGTCCACGTGCCCCTCGCCATGCGCTCCGGTGTTGGCCTCACGGCTTTGCCGGTTCTCGGCTGTGCGGCGGTCTGTGGCGCGTCCTTGCGATTGGCGCCTGCCCGCCCCTGCAACTGCTGCTTTGCCTGCTGGCGGCGGCGCTTGTGCTTCTTGTCGCCTTTGCCCATCGTATTACTACCCCTTGTCTGCCGCTGCCCATTTCTTGTGCCCCGCCCTGACAATCGCCCCGTCGGCCTGCAAGAAGGTAACGTCGTTAGAGACGGTTGAGGGGACCGCCCCGAGCGCGTCCGCAATTTGCTGGCGAGTGCTGGGCCCGTTGTCGCGTAGGTACTCGATGATGGACTGCCGCCGCGCGGCGGCCTGCTTGCTGGCGTTGACGTGGAAAACGCTGACGGGTTCCGGAGGACTGGGCGGCAGCCTTCCGCCGGGCGCTGTTGCCGCCATGGCTGCGCCAAGTTGCGCCTCGCTTTTACGAGCCCACTTGTCGAAACCGTCGCCTATCTCGTTGTCTCTGGTGTATCGTGTGTCGGTTCGTTGGGATTGAAGCATGTTGCCTGTCTCTCTCTGTTCCTACCGTTGCTCTCTATTGCGTCTTG